TCAGGGCCGATTGCTTGCTGGTTGCGCCAGCCACTCGTCAGCATCCGCTGCGGTAAGGGTCGGTTACCCGGTGGGCCTTGGGCGCATTGTATGGCTTTTTTACAACAGCGCAACCCCCCGATTGGGCAATGGACAAAAAAAGACCCGGCACCTGGCCGGGTCAAATGGCAACTGCCTTTTGGGCAGACCTTGGATTATTGGACAAATTGCTGGAACATGCGCTCAACCTTTTGCCGGTAGCCTGCGTCGGTCTTGTATTTCGGATCATTGACCATTTGGTAGAGCTCCTCTTTGGACGGTGCCCCCTCGATGGGTGCTGATTCAATGGGCACCCGACCTTCGTAAGCCTCGCGGATCTTGAGCAAAGCACGCATGCCCTTGGCCGTGCCGCCCATGATCTTGAACTCTTCAAAGTCATCTTTGCCCCACACGCCCTTGTTGACCAGGCCGCGAGCCCAATCAACCATGCCGTTGATCACTGCCTGGCCATTTGGCCCAAGTGCCTTGATCTCAGCCTTGGTGTCAATGGCTGGGCCTGCCGATTCCTCGGCGATGGCCATGGTGCGCTGCGCGAGCTCATCAAACGCGGCTTGTGGCAAACCCCACTTGGCGGCGAACTCTGTGAGCGCCCCGGCCACTGGGCCATCCCCCAGCGTTGCGGTATCGTATTTGCCGCCCTCTGGTGCCTTGTGCTTGCCCTGGCTGATCATCTTGCGAAGATCGCCCCAGGACTTGGCAATGCCCTCCAGATCGGGCTCATTGGAGTCCTTCTTCCAGAAGTTTTCTGGCCAAAAATCTGGCCGCTCTAAAGGCTCATCAGGTTCGGCTGCGCCTGCTGGTGTGGCCTTGTGGTCAATCTCGACCTTTTGTGAATTGTCTGCTGGCTTGGTGTCGTCGGTCACTTGCACGTTGTCAAGTAGGCCGGTTTCACCGGGCTCGACTGTTGCTGTATCGCTCATAGTTTCCTTGCTTGGTTGATCCGCGCCTCGATGTCCCTGATGACGTTGCGTTGCCCTTCGGCAAAGAACGCATGCGAGGGATCTGTGCCCGGCACGGCGATGGGCACATTCACATACATGTCACGCATCCAGGCCAGCAGCTTCTGGCCATCCTCGTCGCCAAACACGCGAAGCATCAAGCGCGAGAGATCCTCTCGCTTTTGCTCGACATCGCGGATGTCAGTGTTTTGGCCAATGGCATCGAGCTCGTCCCAGCTCATGCTGGTGCCCCGGCAGGCGCTGGCAAGGCAGCGGCACCGCCTTGCATTTGCTGCATTTGCATTTGTGCAGCCATGGCCTGGGCTTGCTGGGCCTGGCGCTCTTCAAGCAAGAATGCACGCTCGGCAGCGTCATTGCGCAGGGCTGCCGGCACGCCAAGCTTGTCGCCCAGGTAGTCGATCATGTCACCAAATTTGACGGCCACAGTGCCCTCTGGCCCCATCTGCTGGGTCAATTGAGCGAACTGCATCACTGCGTTGATCTCGTCCATGGCCTGTGCATTGGCCAGCGGTGCCACCGGGGTGACCTTGACCTCCAGGCCATTGACACGCAGGGGCAGATCAATCAGGCCGCGCTCGTCCATCACCTCCAGGATCTTTGCCACCAGCGGGATCATGGTTTCATTGATCAACCGGCCAAAGGCTGAACCCAGGTTCTGCGAGAGCTCCTTCATGCGCTCGACAATCTCGGTGGCCGACCGGGCGCTCATGTTGTCAGGTGGCAGCGATTCATCCAGCAGAATGCGCTTGACGTTGGAGCGCAAGTCATTGATCACAAGCTGGGTGACATTGAAGTCGCCAGAGCGGGGCAGGGCTTGCAAAGCCGGGCCTTGGGGGCCGCCATTTCTGGCCACAGGGATGATGGCACCCGGCACAAGCTTGACCGTGTTGGGGTTGAGCACGCCGTCATCAGCTGCCGTGTAAACACCAGACACCGCCAGGCTGGCGTTTTTGAGCAGCAGCTCGATGGTCTTGTTCAGCGTCTTGATGTCAGGCAGGGCAGTCATCAATGGGCCACGGCCATAGATCTCACCGGCCACCTTCATGTAGCGCGAGATCACCCAGGGAGAGTACGTCTTGCGCCGGTAGACCAGCTCTTGCTTGGATGTTTTGTCAATGACGTGATAGCAGTAGTCGCCACGCTTGTGGTCATAGATGGTGGCTTCCAGCAATTCAATGTCATCGGTTGGCTTATGCTCGATGCGTCTGGCCATTTCGTCAGGGATCTTGGCATCTGGCCATTGGCGCTGGATGCTCTCGCCCTTCATGCGCATGCGCCGGTAGACGTTGTCCACCTGCCCATTGGCACCCTCCTCATAGCTCACCAGGAAGAGCGGCACAGGGATGAAGTTGAGCGGTGAGACATCGTCGCCAGGCTGCACCATCATGGCTGCGGTTCCAACAGACAGGTCGAGCAAAAACTCACCCATGGCGATGTCCAGGTTGGACTGCCGCAGCACAGCAAACATCTTCTCGTTGTACAGGTCGAGAATCTGCTGGGCCTGGCTTCTGCGCTCCATGGGAATGTCAACGCCGGGATCCAGGCGGCACCACTTGCGCTGTGGTGGAAATACAACAGACTGCAGCCGGTTGGCAAAACGCTGGGTGGAATTGATGGCGGTCGAGTCAAAGACGCGCTGCATCTTTTTGGATCCAACAGCGCCACCCTCCCACACGCCATACAGCTGGCGCTGGGGCAGGGCGAATTCGTAGGCATCTTGGTAGAGCTGCTGGAATTCGTCCTTCTTGGTTTGCGCCAGTTGTTGGCGCTTCAAGATTTGTTCGGGAGTCAAGCGCATGCCGCCTGGTGCATTCTTCTCATATTCCATTTTTCAGTCCTTGTCCATCTTGTATTTCTCAAGCAAATTTCTTCCCTTTGCCGCCAACCTTGCTGCAGCGCCAGCAGTGCGAGGCACCGGCTCACCCCAGGCATTTGCAGCCAATGCCAACCGGGTAGGGTCACCGTCCTTGTCCACCAGCGGCCCACTTGGGTTGGTGTAAAAGCGGGTCAGAAATGATCCTTTGCGCCGCGCACGTTCACCACCTGGGCTTGATTCTTTGACCCCAGGCTGCAGGTTTCCGCTTTCACCAGAGCGCTCAAACTTGCGCCGACCGGCTTCGGTCAGTCCACCTTCTGGGTCTTTGTACTTGCTCACTTCTTTTCTCGCGCCGCAGCCATGTTGTCTACCAAGTTGGGATAGGGTCGGCCAGCCTTCTGTGCTCGGCGCATGGCCATCCGCTTCTCAGCCGAAGACAGCTCCTTTGGCTTGCCCAGATCTTTGGGTCTTGGCTTGTCCCAGACTTCATCTTTCATGTCAATCCTCTTCGGTTTTGTCAGTGATGGGGCCGCCCACCAACCATGCATCACAGGTGCGTGTGTCGGCGCACTTGAAGTGGAGCAGCTCGCAATAGCCCAGGCCAGCAGACTCGATCACGTCTTCATCGTACCCAGCCTCTTGTCGTGGATCTTTGGCCTCGATGCCAGCCTTGATGCACTCCAGCATCTGGCTGGTTTGAATGAATGCCGAGCAGTTACCGCAGCGCATGCCCATGGCCTCCATCACACTGGTGTTGAGCATGGTGGCCTTCTTCAGCCAAAAGCCGCGATTGTTCTTTATGTCATTCGGGTTGGCCGGGCCGTAGCCGTAATTTGCAAAGGCGAAGTTGCGCGCCTTGAGGTTCGCTGCCAGATCGCGTGTTGCGATGGGGCAGGCGTAGACCTCCTCTTCAACCTCAACGTCATCGATCATGCTGCGGCGGGTTGCCATCATTTGCCTTTCTTGAGCTGGTTTGCTTCGCTCATTGCAATGGCCACGGCCTGCTTTTGATTGGTGACTTTGTCACCGCTTGAGCTCTTGAGCTTGCCAGCCTTGTATTCGCGCATGACCTTGGCCACCTTTTGCTGCATCTTGTCTTTCATTTCCATCATCCAACTCCCAGGGTTTGTGTTGATCCCAATGTGCTGCTTCGACCCATGCTGCCGCTATAGCCCAGCGTTTGTGGGCCACTGGTTTGTGCAGTGCCCATGAGCAGTGGCCTGGCCGTTGCAGATCTGGCAGCAAGCTTGCGGCCTGCTTCTCGCTCGGCCCCTTCGCGCTGCACACCTTCAAACTCGGTGCGTGCCTTTTCCCTGACCAGGGCCGCTTGCTGTTCAGCCGCGACACGTTGCTGCTCAAGTGCTGCCTGCTCGGCCTTCAATCTCAACGCTTCAGCAGCCGCCTCTTCTTGCAACTTCTTTTGTTGCGCATCGTATTCAGCAGCCTGCCTGGTGATGACATCACGCTCCTTTTGAGCTATTGCTTCAATCTCAGCTTGCGCTTTGGCGAATGCTTCCTGATCAGCCAAGCGCTGCGCTTCCACTTGTGCCGTATAGGTTTTTTGTTGATTCTCAAAAGCAATGCGCTCTTGCTCTGCTAGCGCTTTTTGCTGGTCAATGTATCGTTGCGTTTCTGCATCGAGTGCTTTTTCTTCAAGATCTATTGCTTCTTTGGATACAGCAGCTCCAGAAGAAATAAGATTGCCACCTTCATCAGTGATGTTTATAAACTCTGGAAGGCCTGTCGTTGGATTTGGCTGGCCAGAGCCACCCATTGCCTTGAGGGCGGCAGCTTCTTTGGGGTTGATATGAGCCAGGATGGTGTCACCACCACGCCCATGCTTGCGCAATAACTCAACCGCCTTTTTTATTGCACGCTTGTCTGCCATATCAGTACCCACGCAAGGACGTGACTTGCTGGTCTTCCATGCTCATGCCAGCAAGTCCTGTTTCTGGTGTCAGCCTGGCCTCGGACAGCAAGGCTCGGCGGCCACTGCGGCGGCGAGCTGTCATCTGGGATGACTCTCGCTGGGCAATCTTGCGGCGCTCGGCCTCCAGCTCTGCGGCCTGGTCGGCTGCAGCCTTTTCCATCGAGGTCTTTTGCTCTTGATATTGCTTTTGCTGCTCGGCAAGCTGAAGCTTTGCAGCCTCGGCGGCCTGGTATTGCTGGGATGTCAGATTCTCCATGAGCTTGCGTTGCTCATCGGCGGTCAACTGGGTTTGTTGCAGCCTGGCGGCAGCATCGGATTTTTGTTGCTCCAAAGCAGAGGCCTGCAGCTCGCGGTTCTTTTGTGACTCAGCAGCAGACTGCTCACGCGCCAAACGCGCCGCCTCCATGGCTGCCTCGCGTGACTTCTGAGCTTCAGCCGCTGCACTTTCACGCGCCAGACGTGCCTGCTCCATGGCTTCTGCTTGAGCTCGCCTAGCTTGGTCGCGAGCTTCTGCAGCGGCTTTCCTGTTTTCTGATACGTTGTAAACGCTGTAAGCGGTAGCGGCAGCAACTGCATATGGCACCCACCAAACGAACTCAGGCTGGCCAGTTTCTGGGTTGATCTTGTTCTTTTCATGGCCAACCGTGAACTCATCCAGGTTGCCGCCAGAGCTCTTGAACAACTCGGCGATCATCTGCTTGTTTTTGGGGTCAGCCATGATCTGGGCCGGGATGATGACCTCGCCTTTTGTCAGATGGCCCACCATGTCATCAGTGCCGCGACCCTTTTTGGCCGCTTTGTCCATGCTTTCTTCAAGATCATCGTCCATTGAGTCATCAATCATCGTGCGCTTGTTACGTTCTTTCATGGTCACCTCACAGTTTCAATTTCAATCGATTCTATTGGCGTTTGGACACGGTGCAATGAGCTGTATATCAGCAAGATATATGCTCATGCGAACACGTCAAAGTCGGTATTGGCGTTGACCTGGCCGGGCGGCCTGGCACCGTAGCTATTTGTGCGGGTCATGCGGTTGTATTCGCCCCCGCCCAGCATCAGGTACCCGAATGAGTCGCCAATGTGTGAGTGTTCGTTCTTGTTTGGAGCATCTCTGAAGCGCTCCTGGCCAGCTCCGACCGCCACGCGCTTGAAGTGGTAGCCACCGCCCAGGGCTTTGCGCAGCAGTTTGCACTCGCGGCTCACAATCAGGCCTGGCTTGCCGTTGATCAGGCGCTGCATGGGGGCTGCAGAGGCCTCGCGGCGCACTTTGAAGTCGTTGCTGGCCGTTGGTTGGGCCTTGAGTCCCAGGGTTCGCAAGAAATCAAAGGCTGTGACCTCGTAGATCGCGTCCCTGGCCATGCCTGCCGGGTCACCCCAGATCATTACCTGGTGGTTTGGGTAGCGCTGGTTGAGCTCGGCAAGCAATTGCTGGCCAAAACGCTCCAGCCCCATGTCGAAGGTCACGATTTCTTGCAAGATCTGCCATCTCCCGTTGGGCAAACGCTGGCCAATGGTGGCCGCAGGGGTCAATCCGAAGTCTAGGCCGACCTGGACGGGCACATCTTTGCTCAATTCCACGTCACCAGACATCGAGCTGTCTTCGTATTCTGGCCAGACGGGCCTACCCTCTTGCACATAGGTGTACTCGCCGCCGGCATAGCAGCGGATCCAGTCCAGATTTTTGCCAAGCAGCATCTGCTGGTAGTAGCCGCCGGGCAGGTTGTTGATGTTCTCAGCGCGAGGGTTGAGCTTCCACCACTTGCCAGCGCTGTATATGTGGTCTTGGGCCTCGGGCATATCGGGCAGGTCTTCGACATCGACCGGCACCACGCCACCAGGCTGCTTGAAGAACTTCCAGGCATAGGGGCCGGTCATCTTTTCCTTTTCGGCCATCTTGTGCCACCAGTGGTCATCATCCATGGGGTTGGTGTCCATCCAAATCCCATGCCATGAGGCACCGCCATCGCGCTTGGTGGGGTAGCGGCCAACCCGGTGGGTCAGACCATCGATCACCGCCTTGGGCAGTTCACGCGCCTCATTGACCCAGGCACCAGTGAGCTCCAGCGAAAGCAGCTTTCTCACGTCCTTGGGCTGGTCAAGGGCCAGGAAGATGACCTCGCAGTCGATCCCCGCGGCATCCCCACGCGCAGGCAGTCTGATATGGTGGGTGATGGGTGGTGTCCACAGCATGGGGCCGAAGGTGTTCTCAGGGAACAGATCCAGCCAGGTCTTGATGGTGGTGGTCTTGAGCATTGGGTAGCTGTTCCTGACAATCGCCCAGCGCGAGTACTTGATGCCATCAATCGGGCTCGGCTTTTGTTGGACAGCTTTCAGCATGATCTTGGCCGCGCAGCCATAAGACTTGCCCGACCCCACCGGCCCCATCACGCCCTGCACAAAGGCCTTGCTCTGTATGAAGTCGTAGATCACAGGCGATTTGCTGAAGTCCAGGTTCAGCCCGGTGATGGGCACCTCCTTGCCTGATGTCTCTTTGGTTCTGCTCATGTCGATCCTTAATTTGTTTCTTGCGCCAGCCGGTCATCACCCGCCTCACACTTCTCACAGCCTGGGTGATCAGGATCCCTGCAGTCAGGGTTGGCCAATAGTCTGGCACGCTGCTGGTTCAAATAGATCTGCTCCATGCGCATTTCAATGATGTCCTGGTTATCTAGCATCATCTGGCCCCACGTCAGTCACGTCTGGTGCCATCACATTGATGCCCAGCACAGACGGTCTATCCTCATTGTCAGGGGTGTCCAGCAAGCCACTCGCCTTGGCCAGCAGCCGCAGCACCCCCACCTTGTCATACAGCTCGATTTCCAGCGTGCTGTAGGTGTCGCCATCCTTGTCCTTCCTGGTCTGAACCCGGATGTTCTTGATCGCGTGCAGCGCGTGCTC